CTACCGTAGGTAGAATGGAAGAAGTAGTGCCACAGGTATTTATTTAGGCGGACATGAAAGCAACAATTTTGCAAATCCTAGGTGCAGGTTTAGTTTCTGCTGGAGCAGCCATAATCTATCCACCACTCGGTCTAATCATAGCGGGCGTGGCAGCATTGATTTTCGGTATAGCCCTGGAGCGTAGCTAATGCTAAACAAACTCTTTGAAAAGCGCGCAATCTCATTCCAAACGGTCTGGGGTTCTGGAGACTTCGTAGATGTTCAGTCCCAATCGGGAACTGTAGTAAATACTGATACAGCATTGCAACTCAATGCCGTGTTCTCTGCTGTATCTCTAATCTCTGACACAATTTCAACTTTGCCGATTGATGCTTACATCAGATCGCAGGGTGCGCGCTACGCACTACGCCCAAGACCAGTCTGGGTCACTAAACCAGATGTTGATACAACCAAAGAAGCTTTTTACGGTTCTGCAATTGTTTCGCTGCTGCTAGAGGGAAACATCTTCATTCGAGTATTCCGTAGCCGCGGTGTAATCGTTGACATGAAGGTTCTGAATCCACTTGATGTAGAAATCAAGCGCAACGGACAAGGCAGAATCATTTTCAATGTAACTGGCGAAACTCGCGCACTTACACAAGATGAGATTGTTTTTATTCCAGATGTAGTAAAGCCAGGCTCGCTGCGCGGAATCTCACGGGTAGAGGCGCTAAGAGAAAACTTCGGTCTGGCATCAGCTTTAGAAAAGTATGCAGCTCGATTTTTCGGTTCAGGAACTCAGACATCAGGTGTTCTAGAAGTTCCAGGTAACTTGACCGCTGAACAAGCTAAGTCAATGCAGGAAGCATTCGACTCACGCCACCGCGGATGGGCAAGAGCGCACAAGACAGCAATCATCACTGGTGGAGCGCAATACAAGCCAACGAATGTTCCAAACGACCAAGCTCAGTTCCTAGACAGCCGCAGAATGGCTGTCGAAGATGTTGCTCGTGCATTCAACATTCCACCGCACCTTCTAGGACTTCCAGGCACAAACACTTACGCATCAGTTGAACAAAACAACATTGCTTTCGTAACTCACACGCTTCGTCCAATCGCTCAGAAGATTGAAGGCGCGATGACTTCGCTGCTTGCTCAGGAAACTGGCAAGGAAGCTGCATTTATCAAGTTCACAATTGACGGACTGCTACGCGCAGATGTAAACGCTAGAACTGAAGCATACGCTCGCGGACTTCAGTCTGGTTACTACAAGATCAACGACATTCGCCGCTTTGAGGACCTTGAACCAATTGACGACCCATCGGCAGAGACAGTCCGCGTTCCACTTGCAAATGTCAATGTGGATGCTGCTGACCTATCTGCAATGTCCGCCAAGGTTGACATGGCTCAGAGATTGATTCAGGTCGGCTTCGACCCAGCGGATGTAATGGCAAAGCTTGAGCTTCCAGACATCAACCACACTGGTAAGGATTCGGTCCAGCTACAACCAGAGGGACAGTAATGATTACTAATGGTTGGACTTCGGTAGGAACTGCTGCTACTGCGATAGACGGCGTTCACAACAATCCAGTGCGCATGACTATTCACAACAACGACAATTCAACAAACATTTATCTTGGTGGAACTGGCGTGACCACTACGAATGGTTTATTGCTTCTCAAAGAGCAAAGTTATCAATTTGATTTAGAGCCGCTAGAGCAGCTCTATGCAGTAAGTGACAAAACTGGTCACATAATCAGTTGGATGAGGCAGAAGATCTAATGGTAAAACCAGGCAAATACAACATCACCGCATACCAAGGCGCAACTTACGACTTGAACCTAACATGGACAATCGGCGGCACTGCGGTAAATCTGACTAACTACACTGCTGCAATGCAGGTGCGAACTGCTGCGAATGCAAGCACTGCAATTCTCAGTTTGACAAATGGCTCAGGCATTACGCTTGGTGGAACAGCAGGAACAATTGATGTAACAATTAGTTCAACCACAATGGGCGCTGCAACTCCTGGTCAGTATGTCTATGACCTAGAACTCAATTCAGGATCTGCTGTTACGCGTTTGATTCAAGGAACATTCCAAATCCAAGCTGAGGTCACTCGGTAATGTCAAATTCGGTTGTAGCAATTACAGAAACTAATACCCTGCTTACAGTTGTTGAAAGTCAGGTTGATGTTGCTGTAACTGAAACATCTACAACCATAACCCTTGGTAATTCAGGCCCTCAAGGGCCACAGGGCATTCAAGGAGCCACTGGGCCGAGCAATGTCCTAACCATCGGAAGCGTGACTGGCGGAACCGCTGCAAGCGCAACTATTTCTGGAACATCTCCATCACAGACACTTAGCCTTGTTCTTCCAAAGGGAGATAAGGGTGATAAAGGCGATACTGGAGCTACTGGCGCAACGGGAGCTACAGGCCCGCAAGGTGCAACTGGTCCGCAAGGTCTAAAAGGCGATAAAGGCGACAAGGGAGACACTGGCGCTACTGGCGCAACAGGCGCACAGGGCGCGCAGGGTATTCAGGGCGAGCAGGGCATTCAAGGACTCAAAGGCGACAAGGGTGACAAGGGCGACACGGGAGATACGGGTCCAACTGGTCCCACTGGTGCGACTGGTGCTACTGGCGCTCAGGGTCCACAGGGTATTCAAGGTATTCAAGGTGAAACAGGTCCACAGGGTCCCCAAGGCGTAAAAGGCGACAAAGGTGATCAGGGCGATACTGGAGCAACGGGAGCTACTGGCGCGACTGGCGCACAAGGTCCGCAAGGTGAAACAGGCCCACAGGGACCACAAGGAATTCAAGGTGAAACTGGATCACAGGGTCCGCAAGGTATTCAAGGCGCAACTGGAGCCACAGGGCCACAAGGTCCTGCTGGTGTAGTTGCTGCAACCTCACCAATTACTTACGACTCTGGAACTCAGACAGTCGGCATAAATGTAAATGCAGCGGGAATCACCATAAATGGCACAGCAGTTGCATTGGGCGGAACTGTAACAATAAACGCGAGGTTGGGATAATGCCATACTACATTTCAGATAAAAACCCAGGCTGCTCAGGTTGGGCAGTCGAAAAGTCCGATGGTGAAGTAATGGGCTGTCACGGATCTAAGCAAGATGCAATTGACCAGATGGTCGCACTATCTCTAGCTGAGGACATGGAGCCAGGCGGAGAACGAGCTATGCCTGGAACGCTCAAGATTGGTGACTATGTTTCTTGGAACTCGTCAGGTGGACGAGCAAGAGGAGAAATCAAAGAGATTGTCGAAGATGGTCGCATTAATGTCCCAGACAGTTCGGTCACAGTCGTAGGAACACCCGCAGACCCAGCCGCACTTATTCAGGTTTATGAGGAATACAACGGTGGTTGGAGAGACACCGATGTTTATGTCGGACACAAATTTTCAACGCTTACTCAGATAGCTCCGCTTCCAGAACCAGAAGATGAGCCTGAAGATGATGAGACGGAAGAAAATTCCATCGCAGAGACGGAATACAGACAAGTCAACCTAGAACCGCCCGCTTACATGAGAGCAGCCGCTCGCAGGGGCCTTGAATACTACGAGCAAGGATTCGGTGGAGATGGACTGGTTGACAGGACGATTCGCGAAGCGCGAGCCATGGCAGCGGGTAATGTCACTGCTGACAAGTGGGTTAGGATTCGGGCTTGGATTGCTCGTCACCTTCCTGATCTGGACAGTCCCGCCGCACGACCTGATTCGCCTGATTATCCTAGCCCTGGTGTAGTTGCACATTTACTGTGGGGTTCAGGTCCATCAAAGCGAGCAGCACAACGCGCACTCACTTATGCAGAAGGCGTCGTTGCTAGAATTGAAGAAGAAAACGAAGGCCGAGCGAAAGGCAAAGCATTGTCGAAGATAGAAACACGCGTAACCCCAATTGAGTTTGAGGTTCGCGAAGATGGCGACTACATGACCTTTGAAGGTTATGCAGCAGTATTCAATGAGCCGTCAGAGCCACTACCTTTCATTGAGCGTATCGCTCCAGGGGCATTCAAGCGCTCCATTGACGCTCGTAACGACATCAAACTGCTCTGGAACCACGACAGCGGAACAGTTCTCGGTTCAACCCGCGCTGGAACTCTCAAACTTTACGAGGACACTCGTGGACTCAAGGTAATCGCTCAGCTTCCAAACACAACCGCTGGACGCGATGCTTCCGAGCTACTACGCCGTGGCGATGTAGATTCCATGAGCTTTGGATTCAGCGTCCCAGCAGGAGGAGATGAATGGTCCCAAGATGGATCAGAGCGCACCCTCCGTTCGGTCAGACTTCACGAAGTTTCAATCGTTGCTTTCCCTGCTTACTCAAGCACGGCAGGCACAACCTCAGTCCGCGGACTTGACAAGGTAGCTGAAAGAGCGCAGGTAGATGCCGATGCTCTAGCAGATGCCATGGTCAAGCTGGAAGAAGGCAAGGAGCTTTCCGAGGAGGAAGGCCGCCTTCTGAACCAGGCAATCAGCTCCTACACCGTCAAGGATGAATCACAGCCTGAAGGTGACTTGGAGAAGCTTGCCCTCAAGAAAATGAAACTCAAACTACTGACAGGAATCTAAATGGCAAGCAAAGAACAAATCAAAGCAGCAATCCTCAAGGTTGCTGGAAACCCAGAGACGGGACCAGTTTTTCAGTTGGCTGACGCCATGGCTGAAGCAGTTGTTGGCTTAGATGCTCCAGCTAAGGCTGAAGCCGCCTCCTATGAGCCAACGAAAGAAACTCGCGTATTGAAGGCTGACGAAAAGCGGTAGCCCCTGACCGCTGACCAAGCGAGTTCCCCCAGAGTGTCCTTTCCTCTGGGGGTTTTCTTTTGATTATGG